TTAATACCTGATCTAACATCTTTGATTGAAAAATTTATTGTATAAGTTGTATCAGATTGTGTTGGTTGCGATAAATCTTGATCCAACACTGCCATATATTCAACAGAAGCATTAGGACTATTTCCTTCATACGAAATGATTTTTCTTGTGTCCGAAGTTTTTATTCCCAAGAAATTAGTATTAACCGTAATAGTTGCACCAAATAGACAATTCGTAGTTTTAAATTGATCGTCTAATGTGATTTGATTAATATTAGCATTTGATGCTGTTACAGTTCCTTCTTTTTTAGAGAATCTAAAATCAAATAAATGTAAATTAAATAATGCTGGATATAGTCGATGATATGTTCTATCAGCACTATCAGTCGCATACTTAGAATTTACAGAAGAAGATCTACCGCCCAAATGATCAATTTGTCTAATCCTTGCAGTGCCAATTTTTGTATTGTTAATCAAATCGGTTGAAGTATCATTAATACCAACAAATGATATTTCCCCTTCCGTATCGTATTGTATTAAATTTAATGTTCCATCAGTTCTAGATGTAGATGGCCATTTGACAAGGTGTAAATCAAAAATGTCCATTCCGGATCCTCCGCCATTTGCGGTATCAATTCCACTATCTACGATGTTATTTGCAAAATAATCCGTGACTTTTAAATATGGTCCAAAATCTAGACCTTGCTGCTCATTTATGACCGATCTAGTGTCTCTTGCTTTATTCAAATTTAAATTTTTATTTGAAAGAGTTTCGAATTCATAACCTTTAACATATGCTTTTCCTGGACCTAATTCAAGAGTTAATTTTGATTCTATGCCAATTCTTTGACTTTCAGTTCCATTACCTAAACTAGTCGATGCTGTAGATAATAGCAAATAAGTAGAATTAGTGATGGTATTTACTATAGCAGTTTTTGTCGTATTTCCTGATAAAAATATTGTATCGCCTTGATTTAAATCACTAACAAAATTTGTACCACTACCAGAAAAACCGACAAATGTATTTTGTACAGTTCTATTTGTTGCTACACCACTAATTCTATGTTGTTTGATGCTTATTGGAAATAATCTTACTGTAAAATCTCCATTAGTATCATAAGTTCTTTTAGCTAATGTTTTTTCTATTTCACCTAGAATAGGATATGTGACTTCTTCTGTTTTTTCTCCATTTTCTAGTCTTAACATTTCAATAAAATTTGAGGAGCTGGTCTGTTCAATCGGATCAACGATACCTTTAATATATTTTATATCCCCTATCACAGTGCTGGAAGGTTTTCCTGAAATTTTATAACCAAATGATATGCTAGATCCTACTTTATTTACTACATATTTACCATTTACAGAATTATCTAATGCCCCAGTCACAACCACGGTGTCTCCAACAACAACATTATGATCTGTTGCCGTGGTAATTGTAATTTGACCTGTTTTATAATCTTTTTCATCAATTGTAAAAGTTACACCAGCAGGCAAAATTTGTTTACCTTCTTCAAAAAATTCTTTCTTAACTAAACTTAATGATATTTTATACCTATTTGCACCTGGAGCAGCATAATTAGGAAAACCTAACGCATTATCTAATAATTTTGTGTCTTCGATAGATGAAATGATACTTTCATCTATTTCTAAACCTATTCTATATGTTGGTTTATCGGAAAACTTATCCAAAATTATTGTTTGTTCTGGAATATACAAAAAGTATCCGCCCAAATAAAAAATACCTTCACTTATACCACATACGGAACCTTTGCCAGAAGATAAACTCGTTATTAATGTTTCCGAAAATAAGATACCGTCACTACTATCTGTTACAACTCCAAAATAAGATATCCCTTCATCAATTGTATTGATCACTTCTCCATCTAGAAACAATGTTTCTCCAAAATAATTAATCATTAATGTATTATTATCTTGATTAGTATAAATTGAAGCAGCTACAACTTGTGCCTTTGCTAAGGAGGTCTGACCTTGTATTGTTCTACCTATGAAATTATTTACATTTATTTCATCACCTAAATATTCGACCTTTATGGTTAGAGAATTGATTTTTGTGTTTATTGTCAAATCTCCACCAAAAACTCTAGATCCATTAGAATAGTTTATATCTCCTAATTTTTCAATTTGATTTTGCAATATTGATTGTAATTGATTTATTTCTCTCGCTTGAACAGAAAATCCTGGTCGAAAAAGAATTATATAAAATTCATTATTTTCTGAAAAATCATCAAAATAAGGAGAAACGTTAAAATTTTGTGTTAGTTTCGGCATTTGTTAAAACTCCAGAATTATCTTATAATTTTCAACTTGATCCATTAATCTTTGTACTGTTTTTTTATTTTCAATATACAAAATATCACCACTATAAGGTTTCATGCTTCTTTCTGTTACTTGTGAAATTTTTGCAGTTGCGCCAGATTGATCTCCGGTAATTCTAGAATCTACAGAAAAATTACCAAAAACGGAATTCAACCTCATTTTATCTCTTGTCGAAAAATCAACTAAAAAACCATTAGCTGTACTATTCGACAATGTATCTCCTACATAAATTTTTTCATCCAATGTAAATCTTCCAGACATTTCAATCAATTCCAACGTGATCATTTGACTGGCATATATTTCGTCAAAAAAACTTCCATCTGTAAAATCAATAGGATCTCTTAATAAACCAAATTGTCTATAATCATTTGATGTAGTAAAAAATCCAAATTCATTTCCATTCAACGTCATATCAATCATTAGTCTATTACCATTTAATTCTTCAATCGCATTTTTACCATGACCGCCAACTGGTCCTATTATTACTTTAGATGATGCTCCAACACCGTGTTGAGTGTTGGCATATATTGTTGCAGTTGCGTATGTATAATCATAACCTTTATTTGATATCAAAGTTGCTGTGACCCCATGAGTATTGTTACCAATAGTTCTGCCTATTGCCTGTTTTCCATCACCTTTTATATTTAAACTAGGAGATATAATATAACCAGATGAAGTATTTGGAGTCACCGTAAAAGGAGTTTCTACTATTATTCTTCTGGATTGTGAATCATACCTAATAATTTTTGATTGTTCTCCTTGTCCGGCATTATTTGTAATGTAAATTGTTGAATCCACGTAAATGTTATCATATTGGCTATCCGCAGTACTTGATAAAAATAAAGCCGTTGAATTTAAAACAGACGTTAACCGACCTTCATTAAATTTATATGTTGATACGGGATCTAATAAAATAGTGCCTCTAGCACCTGATAAACTGCCTATTATAATCTCATCCTTTGAAAATTTTTCACCCAAAGGATTAACTATAATATCAGTATTTCCATTATTAAATTCAATCAATTCTCCATAAGTATTACTCACAGGAGAATAAAGTGTTTCTCCTATTATAAAATCTTGTGTTTCTCCATCTAAATTGACTGGATCGGATTGTAATGTTACTTTAAAATACCCATTAGATTGTTTTGATATGATGTCTATTGATCCATTTATTGCAGTATCTTCCACATCTTTTTGATTTCCTACGATTGTTCCAATACTGACTTTTTGAACAGGTATGAAATTAGAATCGCTAAACTTTAAAACATCTTGAGGTTTTATGGTATACATAAATTTCCATTTATAACCATCAGTTGTTTCAATAATACTAACTCCAGTACCAGTTGGCTTAACAGTTGATGCGCCATTAGATAAATTATTTTGTAAACATTTATAAACATTATTATCATCTGTTACAACATAAAAATCATTTTCAAATAGTTCATTGGAATCATGAGTATACGCAAAATAATTTGAATCAAATGACCAACTAATTCTGGGTATAATATGTTTAATATCTGCAGGTGTTACTTTTTTTGCTGATAACATATCATTCCAGTAATTATAACTAGTATTTGCTATTGAAGAAGTTGGGGCAGGAGGATTATCTTCATCGCTCCATCCATCCGTTTTGCCAATAAACAAATATAAATTTGTAGGATCTATTTCGGAAATTGATTCTACAATTTGTTCGGCTACGTGTATTTTAAATTTATCTGTAATTAATCTAGGCATATTAGTATTTATGAATTTTTAATAATATTTAATTTCTTTAATTAATTTTACGTCATTAAATGCTGTATTAGATTCGTACAACATTTTACCTTCATTAGATGATGTTCCATTATATAAAATATTACCAGTACCTATACCATCTTCTAATAATAACAATCCTTCATCCAAAATATCTGTTAAAGATGATTTAACATAAACATAATTATTAGAACCGTCATACGGATTATTTAAATATAGAGTATTCTTCATATCCTCTAAATCTAAATTTTTGGTAGAAAATAATTTAAATGTCTGATTTTTAGTACCATCTCCCAATGGCCTGTCTAGTACTAACTCTTGATATTCGATTGTTGTTGTTTCACTCAAAAATCTATCAAATTCTTCATCATTTTCTAACATCAAATTAAATCCGTTTTCTAATTTTATCACATCAAAATCATTTATTTGTAAAATTTTTGACTTTAAATTAGGTTTAGATGACAATGATATTATATCATTCACGGATAAATCAAAATGAAATTTAGAATCAATACCTTTTAGAGTTGCATAACCATCACTTAAACCATTTGCAGATGTGTGACCACGAACCGTTTGCTCCATAATCATATAATAATCTAAATCTTTTTTATCATAGATGGTTTCATTAGGATATCTACTTTCCAAAGTGTAATAGACTGTATTATTATCATCCTCAAGAATTAAAGGTTGATTACCATAATAATTTTCTGTTAAGATGTTAAATGAATCTATTATATCAGAATCTATTCTAGTTGATGTTGAAACACAAGTGGCATTTATAATTGATAATATTTCTGTCTCATAATTGTTATTTTGAAAAGTAATAATATCACCAACTTTAAAATCATTTTGAAAATCTCCAGATTGTCTATTACTCAAATTTGCCGAATAAAAATTTGGTGCTATATCAGTAGTGATGAAAAAATTTGTATTTATTTGTATTTTTTTATCAGTTAAAACTTTTACAGAATATAATCCATCATAGTATCTAAAACTTTCTCCTGAAGTTGTAGTATATATGGGAGAGTTTTTTACTATCAAAGTATCATAATCTTTCATTTTATGATTAACTTCTGTTTCAAAAGTAATTGAGGTTCTAGTGTAAGATAAATCGATAACTTTTGGTAAAGGATAATCGTAAGAATATGTGAACATTAAATTAGATGTTGCACTAATTATTTCACCTGTTATTAAATCAGTAAAAACATTAGTGTTTAAATCATATTGATCTTCAGTAAAGCTGTGAGTAACTAAAACTAAATTATTATCTTGATTGACACCCTGATTTAAAACAACTGATTTTGACAATTGACCATCAGATTTTCTCTGATATATAGGTTCATCAATTTGAAATGGTCTAAATGTTCCTTCACTATATTCATAATTTTCTAAACCTAATAATGAATATCCATCTTCCAATACTAATTGATCATAATTTTCTAAAATAAATAAATTTTCTTTTTTATATGTAACTGGATTGTTTAATATTAATCTGCTTAAAGTATTTTGACTATCTGATATTATTTTTCCTTTAAAATTGTGTTCTAATTTTAATTCTCCGTAAGATGCTGTAAATTTTTGCTCATTATCAATTATCACATTAGAATTTGCGACAAAATCTTGGTTTAAGTTAGGATTAGTACTCGTAGAAATAACTATATTGTTTCCACCTTGAATTTTTACTAATGTACCCGAACCATCTTTCACAATATCTTTTCTAATGTAAAAATCTATATCATGATTTGGCTCAAAATATTTTTCGGCTATAATTCTATTCACGTATTGATTTTCAAGATATATAGGAGAACCGTCTTCAAAAGATAAGAAATTGTCAAAACTAAAAATCAAATCATCAGTAGGCACAATATATTCACCAAACATTTTAGTGCCTATTGGATGCATTAATTTTTTAACCACTTGTTCATATTCATTTAATTGTATTTTGCTTTTTAGAACATATGAATAATTTTGATAATAATACCCATCAAATATTTTTTTACCATAACTTAAAAATCCATTTTCATCATCATATTTCCCAGAAGTATTAGCAATAGTTCCAATATTGGCAGTTAATCTCGCATTACCATCTCCCAAAGTGGTCATTGATATGGTAGGGGCAGTAGAATAACCAGCACCTACATTAGTTATTTCTATTTCTCCGATTGACCCCGCATCACTAAGTTTTGCGACACCTTTTATGATAGCATTTTCGCCTTTATTCAAATTCGGACTAAATGCTGCACCGGTATTAACTGTTGCTGTTGCTCCACTCGAATAACCAAATATTTCTTCATTGGAATTAAAATCTACAGCAGAAAATAGGTATCTATCGTTTAAATCATGATTATATGGAATAGTAAATTTTACTTTGATACCCTCGTCATAAAATAAATCTCCTGTTACAGGCGTTGTTGCATAATCGGGAACTTCAAATTTAAATTGATAAACAGAAACAACTTCTATTTCTTTTAGTCCTAAATAAGAACCATCATTTGCACCGGTTATATTAACAGTCAATCCAGTATTTAAGCCATGCTTATATGCTGTTGTAACTGTAGCTTCTGTTCCTGATTTGGTTATAGATTCTATTGGAAAAAATAAAACTTGCCAATCTGCAGTCATTTCTATTGGTTGATCGATATATTCAATTTCTGTATAATCTGTTGCAGAATTAATTAACGGATTGTTTGCTCTCAAACCTCTACGAATTTTGATTTGATTTGCTGCATCTTTTCCACCTAATGAAACTTTTACATCATATATAGTGGGATAATCTTGATTATAATATTCTGAATTATCTACATTTAAATCATTTGCACCTAATCCATAAACACCTAAATATTGAGAATTTTTAACTCTCATCCTAGAAGCATCTTGTAAACTATCATCATTATAAACTAATCCTAGAAATGTTCCAATTTTTGAACCATTTTCAGTCGTAGAGTAAATTCTTTCGCCAGGATCAAAAAATCCAGTTATTGCAGGCGTAAATACAGATGAATCAGGATCTGAATTTAAATTTAAAATTTTAACTCCACTATCTTCTGCTAATTTTAATACAACTTTATCAGTGGCAGTTATTTTCGGTAATGATTGATAGTTTGTACCAATAACTAATGTTTTTATAGAAGTTATAGGACCTGAATTTACTTTTTTAAATCCTAAGGCATCTACTAATCTATCATAATGATTTGCTTCAGGATCACCTGACATACCATACTTATCCGCTGATAATAATACTCCTGCGAAATCAAAAATTATGTCACTATTAAAATTATAAGTATAAGCATTTTGAATTTCTGATATTCTACCGGCAAAACCAGAACCTCTTGTGCCAAAATTATTAACAGTTAATTCAGAATCTAATGAATATCCATCCCCGCCATCTATAATCCCAAAATCAGTTAACACACCAGTTGCAACTTCTTTGATTCTTGCAGTCGCTTCTAATCCTCCACCTCCGGTAATTGTTAAAAGGTCCCCTACATTATAATTTGTTCCTGGATTTGTAATGTTTATATTAGTCAAAACACCTAGTGCTTTACCTTCTCCGAATGTATCGTCAACAACATTAGTTCTTATAATTTCACCGATTACAAATCTTCCTCGTATGTCTATCAAGTATAATTCTGTAATAGTTAAATTACCTAGAGCAAATCTTTCAATTCTATCAACAATTGCAGTAGTTAAACTTTTAATTCCTGTTATTTGTCTACCTTCAAATACAGTAATCGGATCTGTAGTTTGAATTCGCAATATTTTATTCGAAACCCAATCTCCAGATGATAAATTAAATATGTCTTCTTTAGGTGAATAGAAAACTAAATTTTGTTCATCGTAAAGAGTTTTAAATAAGAAATCAAAGGAAATGGATGAACCTTTAGATCGATAAACCTCTATTATATGCTTAATAAGATTTCTTTTATCTGTTTTGACACCCAAGTCAAAATTGATTAAAAATTGATTAAAAAACAAATCCAAAAAAGTTGTTGTTGATGTATTAATATCTAAATTTTTCAATAAAGATCTAGAGGCAAACATTGGATTTTTAAAAAAAGTTTTTACGTTTGCTCTAACTCTAGATGTTTGACCTTCCACTAATTCATTTTCAATGAAGTCTGTTTTTGTTAAATTTTTAAGATATAACTTTTTATTAGCAATATAAGTATTTCTGTCTACATTTGCAGTTGCTCCTGATTCTAAGCCGATTATTTGTTCATCTTTTATAAAAGCACTTTGATCTGTTCTTTCACTTTCTAATATGAATTTGTCCCCATTTTCTGTAATAAAATCATTCCCGTCTTCAATAAAAAACTTATATTCAAATTGAGTTATGTCGTATAAAGTTAATTCATGTAATTCCATCCACTTGTAGTAAGTTTTCATGAAATCTACAAATTGATCGGCCTCATCAACTAAAAAAGCAGGTAATTGATTTTGAACTAAATCAGAAATTCTTTTTTGTATTAAAACATTTTCGGTGTCATTTAGAAAATTAGTCATTTTTTATTGAGCATTCGTTGTTATTGTTGTTGATAAATCGATCATCTCAATTTTGACATTATTACTTCTAATTAAAAATATTTGTTCATTAATTGCTGATAAATTATTACTTTCAGTTTGTGCTATTATATCTAAATTATCCCCCACTATGGCATAAGGATTAAAATCATAAATTTGCACTCTTCCGGTTTCCATATTGACACTTCCTATGTCAGTTCTTCTTGTAATTTTTTCACCATCAGAATAATTGTAAACTGTTAGTACATTTTTTTTATTTTCTATTTTACAATTTTCTCTATTTACTCCTAAATCATCTTCAATAGAAAAACTGGAGGATGAGATTGTTCCAATATAATCAGAATATGGATAATGCAATAAATTGTTAAAATTTATCGAATAATCCTTTTTTATATCTAAATCAGGCAAAAAAGATTTTTTCAATTTAATTTTAGTATCATTACCGATTATTGATTTATCAGTATTATCAATATATCTTTGTAGTGATGATATTGTGAAAGAAGTTTCAAAAGTTTCTAATTGTGTTGAAGAGTAATTTAATATGGAAGATAAAATTAAACTTTTTAAAGTTTGAATCGATCTAGATGTTAACGAAGAATTGAATTTAACCATTGATTCAACAACAATATCCATGTAATCGATATCTACAAACTCAGGAGTTATAGATGCTATGTTATATTTTTTTAATATATCATTTTTAATTCTATTTTTAACTGAAGTTGATAACGTTATACCTGATTTAGGTCTAATACCAATAAAAACCTTGCCAAATACAGGAGGTACTGCAGATTCACCACCATAAACTACTACTGATTGTGCGCTAGGATAATCTCTTGTAATAATTGATTTATAATCCTCAAGGGTAACCGCTCTGTTTTGTGCAGAATAATTTCTAGGAGCATTAAATCGTATAGATTCTAAACTTTCCTCGTCCGATCCGCCAGATGATTTATCATTAACACTAATCGAATAAGAATCATATCCAGCAATATTTCCTAATGCAAAAAAAGTATTTGCCCCATTTCCCAGAGATCCAGAGCAAACATTATAATTTACTATTACAATGTTACCGCTTTTTGGCTTTCTTCCCAAAACATTATCACCAAAAATTATTTCTTGATAAAAATCAGTAGTTTCTTCTGTAAAAAATACATTAGAAGTTGATCCTATATTAAATAAATTTGATGCAAGTACATATTTAGATCTTCTAGTATCAACTGATGATTCTTGAACAAATACCTCAACCGTGGATTCATCAATGCCTAAATTTGGCAAAATAAATCTTTGTGAATCTTCGGTATTATCAACCGTAAATTGATAAGTTAGAGGTTCTCCTTCCTTAATATTAATATCTGATACTGTTACAATAGAATCAAGATTAGTGTTCTCGTAACTATATGAATTATCAGTTACAAATGTAAAATTTACACCATTTATGGTAGAAAATACTTTAGTATTTTTAGGAATTGTAATTAAACTGGGATTATCATCGGTGGAAAAAGTTATGTTGATTTTTGCTTGTGCTCCAGTTCTTGTTTTGGGTTTATATCCCATTAATTTTGTCATAGATATTAATGATGATCTTAAAACAGCAGAATCAACAAACATTTCATTTGCAACCATATTTAGGTAAAAAGAATTATAATGTGTGTTGTATGCTAACAAATCCAAAATAGAATTTATTGTAGATCCTTCATAATCAAAATCTCTAAAATAATCTTGCGCTTTTAGGTATTCTATAAAATTATTTTTTATTTCACTAAAATCTAATTCCGATACTCTTAATTTTAATGGTTCATCCATTTTTTTAGCCTCTTGTTGCCTGTAAGAATGTGTCTATAGTTACCGTTTCTCCAGTATTTCTAATTGAAAATACAATTTTTATATCATAACCATATTCTGTCATATCCGCATTTGCTGTGACCGACAACAAATTGACCCTCGGCTCAAAGTTATTGATGACTGTTCTAATCGATTCTTCTAAAATTCTTTCACTTACAAAATCAACAGGTTCAAATAGCATATTTCTAATGTTACTACCAACATCCGGTCTAAAAAGCTTATCATAAAAATTAGTAAGAATTAAAGATTTTATCGATTGTTTTATTGAATTTGGACCTTTTTTAATAGAAAGATCTGCGGAAGTTGGACTCAATCCTAATTTTAAATCTAAATCTAATGATTGACTTCTTCTTACTCTCTCTTTGATAATTTGTTTCGCAACATCGTCAAAATCATTTATATTATCATTACTAATATAATCCACTTGTACTGTATTTGTTGCCATTTTTTTTATTTATTAATATTTTAAGGTTATTTTATGGATTAGATTGCAAAAGTGTTGTAGCTGCAGCAAATGTGATAAGTGGTCCTCCCCCTACCGAACACGTTGAAACACCCTGAACCGTATCTGGATATGTTAATTTAACTTCTAATGCTAGACAATATTTTGATATCGCAGCCGCTAATTCAGTCGATAAAGTTTGACTTGCACTAGGATCTGTACTTAGAAATGCTTTATCAAGTGCGGCTTTTATTTCTTGCTGCAATAGAGATACATTATTCATGATTATTCTTTCTTATTCTATTGTAAATTTTGCATATGTATAATTTTTATCTAATTGTACACCAAAAGGATTTTCTACAGTATTATTTATTCTCAAATAATACTCGGTCAAATTAGAAAATACTGTTGTTGGTGTAAAAATTATTCTATTTCTATGGTCATCGTAAATTTTCACACTTCCAGTTACGAAATTAGATGAAAAAGTCGAATCTGTTGATAATTCTATGGAATTACTTTGTCCTATGGTTAAACTTGATGCAGACACCTCTTCGTTGAAAATAATTTGAATGGTTGTACTATTCAATATATTTGTTAAACTGTTATCTTGTTGTGAATCATATTCCAATAATTCTAACATTGAACCCGATTGATGTATTAAAACTTTTAAAATCTTAAAATCATTTGTCGTG